GGTCGCGATTTCAATCTTCTTCTTCAACGATGCTGCTGTATCATCGGGACGAACAACAACTGTAGAAAGATTGCAGAATTCAAATGGCTTGAGAATAATCTCTGAGCATGGGTTTGTACCATACTCACAGTTTTCATCTCTACCCCATCTGGCTGCTTGCTCTTGCAAAGCCTTACGGTTAATCATTCCACGCTCACCGCTGTGACTGTTATACAATGAAGTCCACTCCTCAAGGAATTGGCCCATTGGTGGACGACCACGATATACAGCAGAGTTGTTGGCATAGGAACGAGCACCAGCATGTTCCCACCAAGCACCACTCTTGCAAAGAGCCATTTCGCGGTCAGAAAGATCGCTCAATGAAATCATTGCCGAACGGCGAACACCACCAACAATTACAGCGTTAGCAATAGCACAGCAAATATCATGGCACTCAAGTGCTGTAAGTCTGCGGCCTTGTGCATTGTAGAAGATCTTGACAACAAACTTGAATAGATTGTCAAGAGGAGCAGGACCGCTGGCACGACCACCGAAGGTCTTTAAACGAGCACCGGCTGGACGAATTCCACTTAGATCCCACTTGACATGGCGACCCGCATAAAGATGCTCAATCAAGAACTTAACAGCATTCCCCCAACCTTCTTTGGAGTCTTCAACGACATAAGTTATGTTAAATACCTTTTCAATCTTGTTTGCAACTGTTGGAAGCTTATCTGTGTATTGATGTTCAACAGAATAACCGACACCAGTTCCGTTCATCAAAACAACAAACAACTCAGCAAAAGATTGAACAGAATCAATTGGGAGATAGGAGCAATTGTACAAACAAGTATTGTCGTGATCTAACGCTGGTCCAGCAGTCATTAGACTACGCATAGAAGGAAGAACCTCAAGATTCAGAATTGCTTCCTTGACATCAGGACGCTCTGCAAGTTGAGGAACCTTGTCTGTAAAATAATTCCACCAACGCTGAACACATTCTTCCCAGGTTTCTCTGCGATTGTAATCAGGAAGCCAGCGGGAGTAGCGTGAAATGAAAATAAACGATTGAAATGGTGATAAAATTTCTGCCATATTTGAGACTCCTTGGTTGGTGTCTTTATTTAGTTGTTAAAGTATGCCACGAAACTGGAAAAAGTGGAGCAATTATTTTGTCAATTGCTTCAGCAAATTTTTGAATTTCCCACTGTGCGTGACTGTCGATTCTCAGGTTATAAACACGGGCAAATGCGTAGAGAGAACCAGTCCACACAAATTCCGTATAAGTTCCTTGTGGCAAAATTGAACGAGCTTGCTCAGGAGCAACGCCGTCTGCCAACAAACGATTGTAAAGATCGATACATTCTTTTGCAAGTCCTTCATATTCTTGACGCATTTTAACACAAAGATCCATATCTTCAATTGCGCCACTGCTTCCTTGTTTTGCTCCATCTGTCGGGGCCGCTCTCCACATGGGAACATAAACTTCGGGTTCAAATGTGACGTATCTTCGGCTAACCTCATTCATAACAAGGCCAACTTGGTGTTTGCCAAGTTGTGCGCGAACAAAAATAGGACATTTAATTCGCAAACTAATTTGCGGATGACAAAATGGAGTAAAGTGATTATGCTTTGCAAGATACTTGATAAGCTTTTCATCTCGCTCAAGCAATTTTTCTTTTTGATATCCCGTCCAATTACGATCTGAATCCCAATAACTTTCCTTGTTGAAGGAAACTCTTGCGGCATTGACAACACTAAGATCTGATCCCATGTAATCTATCAAATCAACGTGACCGTGATCTAAAACAAAATGTTTAGTCTGCGCCATTTTTATGTTCTGAATCTCTGTCATTTTCTTCCTCATCATTATCTACAAGTTCAACTTTTACACCGGGAATCTTTGTAAAATCGGCAGCATATTCTCTTGCCTTATTCCAAAGCTGGGGGTCCATCTCTTTTACGTATTCACCAAATCTATAAACAAATGTTAAGTAGGCTTGGCTTGCTTTTTCCATATCTTCATCAGATATATCTTCATTATCATTAGTCATTTTAAACCTTCTTCCAGTAAGTATACTTCATTTTTGCTTTTAGTCCAGAATAAACATTATTGATGATAAGTTTAATAGTGGTATTATACCCATAGGCAAGAATCATGTCGTTTATATCTTTGTTATTTATCTCTTCAGGCCAGATCACAACATTTCTGCCAGCATCAATATATTTACCAATCAAAGAAACTATTTCAGCGTTTCTTGGTTCATTGTCAAAAATAAAAACAACTTTGGATTTTTCAATTTTTTCAGGAAGTTTGTCTAGCCATCCTGCACCTTGCATTGCAAGTGCGTTTGGAATAAACATCGAATCAATTGGTCCCTCTGTTACGTAAATTGTTTCATTTGGATTTACGTCTTGTAATCCGTACCAGAGCCTTTCTTGCCCTTCTTTTTTGAGAGTAATGTAGCGAATTTTTTCATTTTCTTTCCTACTTTTTTTATACTCTTCTGTTTGGTCGAATACTCGTCCTTGTACGCCAATAAGTTCCCCATTCTGGTCGTAGAATGGAATGACGAGTCTGGCTTCCTTGGATCCAACCTTTTCAAAAGATTGCATGATTTTACTAAAATCACTGCTGTAATAAAAGTTGCTATATTTTTCTTTCGGTATTTGTCTAGATTTAACATATTGTACCGCCTTATGATCTTCATTCAGCAAGTCAAGCCGCGTTCCAAGGTCAGTGAATATTGGAACACGTTTTTCTTCTTTTGCTGTGAAGATTGGTTCTGGATTTTTTTCTTTAAAAACTTCGAATGCGTATTCTTTGCATAGAGATGGGCTGATACTTTCAAGTACAGAATATAAGTTGCAAGCAAAGCCGCAGTTGTGACATTTATAAACATAATTTCCTTTGTGCTCAAAGAAGTATCCCCTTGTCTTGGACTTATTCTTCTTTGAGTCGCCACACTTAAAACATCTGCATGTGGCTAGTGAATCTTTTTTCCACTTAAACTTCTCAAGTGTACCTGAGAGAAGATTCACATACTTCTTGTCAATATATAACATTATTTAGCGCCTTCAAAGGTCCAGTTGATGGCTTTGTTTTTCTTTTTGCCAAACTGTGGGTCAAATGCTTTACCATCTGATCCGGAGCCAAATCCCTCTTCATCTGTATTATTTGCGTTAATCAAATTATTATTGGTATTATCAACGTCAAAAAATTTCATCTTAGACTTGTTGACACCCACAAGGAACTTTCTATTTTTTGTAAGATCGTTTCCTCGGTTCTTCAACTGCTTGACCATAATCTGGTTTGCCGTAGCCAATTCTTCATTCTCAATAAGAGCAAAGAAGAAATCTGCAGTTTGCGGTAGACCAAAGCTTTCAGATGTATCTGTCATTTCCATGTCGCTGCTCTTTGCGCCTTCGCGGTTTACCTGTGTAGCGGTCCAAAGAGGAATGTTAAACTGCTTTGCCAACCCTCTTAATTCCTCTGCGATTCCTTTGACATAGGTATAACTATTCATTCCATTGCCCAATTTAAATCTTGCACAAGAACAAATGTTTAAATAATCTACAAAGATGACATCTGGAATAAACTTCTTTTTAATTTTTAGTTCTTCAAGAAGATTCTTAAAATGTGTTACGTTTGCTGCGGCGGTTGGATATTCTTTAATAATCAACTTTCCTCTGCAAGTTTTCTTTAAATTTTCCAATTTGCTCTCATACTGCATAAGAGGCATCTGCTCAAGAACATGCATATCCGTGTCCAAAAGATTAGCATCAATTCTCTTGGCAATCTCTTCCTCTGCCATTTCCAAGGTAATGTAGAGAACGTTTAGATTCTGCGATAAACAGGCTGCTGCATGATGGCAAAGAAACGCACTCTTTCCAACACCAGAAGCTGCCATGACAACATTCAGTGTTTTCTTTCTCGTTCCACCTCTAGTAATAATATTAAACATCTCCAAATCAAATGGAACCTTCTCCTCTACCCTGTGATAATACTCATACCGCTCATCCACGTCTTCAAGAAAATCATGACCAACTCTTGTGTCAAATGACACAGAAAGAGCCTTTGTCATAATCTCTGGAATGATGTTTTGGGTTTTTTCCTTGTCTTTACCTTCAATGATACCGATAGATTCCATGATACCATTGTATATGGCTTTTTCTTTGCAAAATTTTTCAGTATTTTCTACAAGCCATACTGTGTCTGACTTTTCACCCTCTTTGTACATTTCCTCAGCAATAGAAACGCAGCGTTTGAATTCTGTTTCTCCCAATGCCTTTTCATTTTCCAATGAAATAAGTATTGCATCCTTGGTTGGGATGTTGTTGTACTTAAGAATAAACTTACCAACAATATTGAATAGTATTTTTTCACACTTATCGTGGAAGTATTCTTCTTGAAGAAATGGTACGACTTTTCTTGCGTACTCTTCGTTGAGTACCAAGTTTTTGAGAATTACTGTTTCCATGTATTAACTATAGGTTCTGTTTAGAGTTTGTCCAGAATCAATCTTGATGAGCATCATCTTCTAAATCTACTGGTTCTTTTGTTGTGACTTCATTTTTTTCAAAAATGTCAACAAAAATGTTCCCAGCAATATTTGTAAATTCTTCTTCTTCTTGGTCAAAATCTTCAGGTGCTGTTATCATTGTAATGTCCATAGTTACAGATAGATTTTGATCTTCTGTTTCCTTTACAGAAATTTTACCATACTTAAAAATAATATCTTTGTACTTACCTTCTAATATTTGAATCGGGCAAGTATCAGATCCTTGAAACAAATCTTCACAAAATTTATACGCTGGAATCTTGTCCATATTTAAAATCCTTTTGGATTACTATATCTAATTTATCTAGAATATCTTTTGTATAATATTTTTCTGGCTCATCATCAATATTTTTTTCAAATACCTTTGAACCATCTGGAAGTTCAATTCTAGTAGATACTTTCTTAAAAATATTATACTTGATAGCCAGGTCAGTTAAACCATAATATCTACTTAAACCTGACTTATAATTAAGTCTAGTCTCAACCTGCATATTTTCTTTAACAAAACGATTTTTATAATTGGTGCATTTGATAAAATTGCCAACTACTCCCTCGTCTGTCTTATCTTTGCTCTTGGAAAGAGTAAGAATATTGCTGGCTGCATACTTCAGACCAATGCCACCACCAAGCTCTTTGGTTGGCACATATGCACCGATTACCTGATAAGTGTGGTTAGTTAACAGCATTGGAATTTTTGCTTTGCCAAGTTTAAGTGTAAGAACTCTAAATGTTGCTTTAGTCTGTTGTGCCTTGGTCATATCACGAACGTTCTTGCCCTCTGCAGAATCGTTCATTTCCTTTTCCGTAGACAACATACCAAGTGAATCCAAGATCATAAAGACAGGCTTACGCTCGTCTTCAGGCTGCTCAATGATGTCATTGACAATCTTTAGTGCCTGTGTCTTGAACTCTTCGATTGTAGCAACGGGAATGACTGCTACGCGCTCAGGATCAACACCACGGGCAGTAAACATATCAGAAGTTACTGCCTGCTCGGTATCAAAATAAATCACAACACCATCTTTATGATCCTTTAAAAACTGACCTGCGATGCCAATGGCATAGAAAGTCTTTCCCGTTGCTGGATCTCCTGCTAAACAAGAGATCTTATTGTTTGGAAGACCACCATAAATTGAACCAGAAAGAAGGGCATTCAACACATAAGAACCGGTATCAATATAACCGGTTACATCTGCTCCATCAATACCCTCGGCAACAATTGTGGCGTCTGGATTATTTACTTTGCTTAAAAGATTTTTTAGATACTTCGACATTATTTTTTTCTTTTCTTATCTATTAAACGATATGCTTCATCAACTTGATACTCTAGCGTGTAAATCGAATCGTGCAATTGATGAACTTTTTCTATTATCTTGTCTCTTACAAACATAAGTCTATCAAAAAGATCTTTGTTGTCTCCAGACCACCAAATTTTTTCTTTGTTGGTTTGAATACCATAATATTCAGAAAGAGTTTGATATTCGATCAATAACATATTTATAGGCATGCCCATCAATCTATCTTTAAAATCTTCAAAAGATTCTTTTAGAATATAATCGTACTGTCTAATACGTACAAGATTAGTTGCTTTTTTAATTTTTTTCTTTGCCATTTTATTACTCATCAAACCAACGGGGATCTATAAGCGCTACAGCTAGCATTACTACTCCATATTCCCACCCCAGTATTGAAAAACAAAGTAGTGAGACTCCGCCCATCAGAACGGCGGTCATTCTTTCCACCCACTCTCCCATTTTAAAATTACGCTTAATCATATTAAAAACTTGTTTACACAGTTTACCAAGTTCTTTGATCATTTTATGCCTTTCTAGTATGCAATATAACAGCTGCGTAGCCTTTGTCAACTACGTTTTGATCAATTTCTACTTTTTCAATTATAGGTAGGTGCTTAACATCAAGTAGTCTATCGCCAACAATATAGCATGGCCCACCTTCAAAATCAAATAGACCATCCCCATGCCTAGTAAAATGCGTCCTACCTTCGACTCGGTAACGTCCGTCTTTAAGAGTTGTGAGAATTCTTTCATCACCATATCTAGATTTAAATTTCTTTACCATTTCTTAATATTCCTAGTTAATTATACATCAAATAAAGAATGATTCAAGTGTTACTTCTTCTTTTAATTTCCAATTAATTGCTTGTAATACATTGTCCAACGGCTCTTCAAATGTTTTTTCAAATTGCTTTTTTCTATCAATGTATTTTTCAAGATTAAATTCTTTTGGTGGTTTCCCAATGAAAGCGATGACAGCATCCTTCCCAGCAATACCATATGGATTTGGTATTTTTACAAATACAAATTTAATCTTATCGTTTTCTCTGATTGGTTGAACTTCTTTGTTCAAATCCAACTTATTTACAAAAGCATTGTGCAATAACGCTGCCTTGGTTGCAATTGGAGTACCTGTCTTGTAAATAGAACTTGAATCCTTATATTTGTTTATTCCTTTAACTCCGCGAGGAGCGGCAATATCCTCAATAGGAAGCTTCATAAATTCATCATAAAAATCATCAACGTATTTGCTCAACTCCTCGGGAGTTTTGGTCAGGATTATTTTAATGCAGTCTTTAAGTTTATTTCTAACGATTGTTGGTGTGCTGCTGCGAGCAGTTTCAAGACCCATGATCTTTAATTTTGGTTCGCTAAACCGAACTCCTTCAAGATCTTGTACCAACAAAGCATAACGCTTTTTTGCAATAAAAATTCCAGCCGAAGCAATAGCTTCACGTTTAAAAACAATCTTATTCTCGGAACAACCCAAAGCGTGACTCAAAAGATCCATTTCTTTTTTGAATTCAGGTTGAATCTTTTGTTCACACACCTGATTAATAAAATCAGTAATGTTTACTATTTTTGTTTTTTCTGAAATCTTTTGCACAATGGCGTCAAGATTTAAATAAACAGAATCTGTGTCAACGGCAATAACATAGTCTTTATCGTTTTTGGTCAGGCTTTGAATATAATCATTCATTGCCGTTTCTGCTTTACGAATGATGACTTGTCCTGTGACGGTAACTGCAGTAGCCAACTCAGGAGATGAATAAACAAAAGCAGGGTTGCCAAGACAACCATAAAGGCTGTTAGCCAAAATTTTCTTAACTGATTGTCTAATCTTGAGGGCGGCGATTTTAGGTAGGAGCTTTTCTTCTTTTGACTGTTCGTATTCTTTTTCAAGTTCGATCATCCTTGATTTAGCTTGTTTGCGCTGATTGAATGTACGTTCAATTAGTATCGGTATAAATCCATTGATGTCTTTAGTAAACATAGAGCCGTTACATGCAAGACACGAATTAATAGATTCGGCTTGTGAAATAAGCTCAGGTATATCTTTACGCTTACTTCTCAAAAAATCATCAGCATTCAAAGAAAGATCTTTCTTTGTGCATGTTTCTGGAGAAATATTCCATTGCATTATAATGGATGGGTACAGGCTTGTAGCATCAAAGCTAACAACATTTTTATAGAATCCCGGAGTAACTTCCTTTACGTATGCCCCAACAAATTGATCATCTTTTGCATAACTACGCTTTAGCGGTGGAACAATATTTTTTTGAGCAAGATAGTCGCAGCAAATTGTTTCCCAGATACGAGTTGCAAAGAAAACAGTATCATACGTAATCTTTGCTTCATAAGCAATAGATACCGCCAAGTCAATTAGTTTGAGCTTATCGTCAAGTCGTTCAACCAGGACAGCATCTTGGACGTTATATTCCGCAAACTTTTGAAAGTTTTGGCGATAAAACTCCCTAAGTGACCCATACTCGCTGTAATCCAGTTTTTGTGCATCTAGTTCCACCTTTGCAATGTTCTGCAGAGCGTAACTTTCCTGACTTGTACCAGAAAACTTCTTGTATAGATCCATGTAATCCAATATCGTATAACCGGGAAACTCATAAATTTTATAGTTCTTCCCACCGATATCAGTTTCACGCATTTTCATCAAACCAAACGGAAACCAATTTTGTATTTCTTTTTGATCGTAATAAAGTATTGCCCTACCTATTATATAGGGCATATCGAATAGTTTAATGTTCCATCCAGTAATAATATCAACGTCTTCTTTGCAAAGAACTTCAAATATTTTTTTAATTAGTTCTTTCTCAGAAGAAACCATGTAAACTTTGGAATCGGGCAAAGTAATTGGTGTAAAACTTATTACATGAGTAACATTGGAAATTCTTATACTTACAAGATTAATGCGTTCATTTGGACTGTCAAGATCTGGAAATCCATTCTCAGACTCTGTTTCAATGTCCAGATAAGCAATTTTAATTTTTGAAAGATCATACTCAATATCACTTGGATATTTTTCCATAAGATATTGCGTAATAAAATCTGTATTGCCATAAATTGGGCAATCCTCCAGATCTCTATATTGATTCAAAAATTCTCTGCAGTCATATAGCGTATCAAATATCATACGCTTTACTTTGACACCATTCAAAGTTTTATAGTTTCCATCTTTTTCTGAACGAATAAAAAGAGATGGTTTAAAAGCAACAGAGTCAGTAAACCTGACTCCGTCGTTGTAGCCACGAACCAGAATTTTATTGCCTTTTAGTGTGCAGGCAGTATAAAACTTCATTTTACGTTCTTTGATTCCTTATCCTTTAGAAGACCTGCAAGTATAACACTATAGTTGATAATGTCAACAATTGCATCGTAAACACTCTCATTAGAGAGTGAAAGCTTGCCTTGATTTAGGTAGGTAGAAATCCGAGACATTTTATCGGTCATTCGGATCAAAACACCGAGTTCTGCTGTTGCAAAGCCCAAATATTCTGCCCTTCTAAAATTCATAAATGGATCTGAACCAGAAGCATAGTCATTGTTTTTCTTTTTCATCAATTCTAGGGCTTCTTTTGACATAGTTTCGTGTAATTTGAATAAATCTTCTCTGGTAGTCATAGTTTTTTACTATACTACAAATTGGGTTCCCGTCAAGTATAAATATTAAGACACGGAGTTTTTAATGGATTTAACTAAAGTTTTTGAAGTTTCAGCATATTCCGTAGCCGGTCTTATAGGTTTAGGTTACGGAATTAAAAAATTTTGGCAGTCAAAAGATAAAA